CACATGGCTTGCTGCGGAACCTCAAAGCCGAAGTTGGAGATGAGGGCGTACTCGTCAAAGCCCTTCAGCGAGCCGTTCACCGTGAACGAGGGGCCGGTGATGTATTGGTGGAAGTGACCGAGAACCATGTGGTCAAAGGGAGCGTCCATGGCGGCGTAGTTCTTCCCCTTGCGGAAGTTCATCAGGCTCAGGGGGGTGAAGATGCCGGAGATGCCGGAGCCGCCTCGGGCTTGATCGCCGTGGGTCATGAGGACGCGGGTGTTGTACTGCTGCACGATTACGTCAGCGGTCTTGGGGATAGACCAGGAGAAACGAGTGTCTCCCCGCAGTTCTCTCTCCAAGCATCGAGTGAAGAACCAGTCAAAGTTGTCCTCTACTCGGTTCTTCATAATGGGCTTGTAGGTGTTCCTACCGTGGTTGCCGACAACACTGGGGACGTGGACTTTCCCGAAGTGGTCTGCGAGCATCTTCATTCCCGCCACCATGGGGTCAATCCAGTAGTCCAGCGAGGCGAGGATGGGAGCGTCGTTGGTGGTTTTCAGTTCCTCGTGGATGTTGCCGGAGAACAGATCGCCTCCCAGCCACAGTCCGAAGCCCTCGTACTTGACTCCCGACAGGTAATCCCTCGTGTGCTCAATGGCCTTCTCAAAGGTGCGACGCAGGCGGTAAGTGGCGATCTCTCGGTTGTAGGAGTTGACCCAGTTCATCTGCGCCGGAGCCACTACCTCGTCAAGGTGCAGGTCGGACAGCATCAGGTTGGCGATGCCTCGTGCTTCTCCGCCTCTCTTGGGCTGGAGCCATGTCGGAGGGGTGGCCTCTACTCCGTCAATGGCGGTGAGGAGATCGCACTTGACCTCGAGCTCTGCGATGCGCTTGTCCAGCCGGTCACGCTCTCGGCGGGCATCATCTCGCTCCCGCTTGTACCGCTCGGTGTCTGCCTCGGGCATGTCTTTCAGGGCCATCGGGTCTCCTTCGGTTTCGGTGTAAATCTCCACATTTTTCCAACGAATAGTGTGTATGCCAAATGGTCAACTAAATGAGTGCCAAATGGTCAACTAAATGAGTGCCAAATGGTCAAGTCCACAAACGAAAAGATAAAGTTCATTCTGCGGAATAATCTTCGCCGCCATAAACTGCTACAGCAAGTCCCCGCAGACAGGCTCGGGGGTCTCCTCAGCGCAGAAGGAACCGCAGGCCCAGCAGTAGTCGTAGTTGTAGAGGGCGTTGTGCCAGAACTGACCATGCTCACAGTGGTCGCAGAAGCCGGTGCGAAGGTCGCTCTTTACATCGTGTGATAGCACAGGCATACCTTTCGTAAGTGCTTGACTACGGTGGTCTCGCTGAGGGGGTAGCCGTACTGGGTCATCAGGTGGGCGATGCGGTAGGCCGGGAGTTCCTCTAGCCACTGTGAGAGCGTGAGCCGGTCATCGTCCGGCAGCAGTTCAATCTGTCGAGCGAGTTTGCAGACCCGCTTGTGGTTGTCCAGCATGTCCTTCAGTGGCATTGTTCCCTTCCTAACTGGTGACTTGGTTGTAAACCTCTTTGGGGGTCATGGTGTAAAGGTCTTGCTCTGCCCACTTCAGCGCAGGCTTGTAGCCAGCAAAGAGCAACGCCCCAGCGACAAGGCCGGAGCAGATCCAAGTGTGCGCTCGGCGCAGGCAGATGGCATCGGGGAGCAGGATGTCCAACACGCAGGACAGGATGGTAATGATGCCGTACTTGGCACCGACTTGTCCTCGGGCGAACTCCAGCACGTCCTTGTGCTGCACCGTCAAGGGCAGGTGGATTACTTCGTAGTGACCGCCAGGAGCGATGCTGGAGAGCAGTTTGTCGTTGGTGACACCCTTGGCTTCCGCCTGAATGATGTACCAGTCACCGTTGTCGGCAGGACGGTCAATGATGGCAACGTGGTTCCACTTGGAACCCTTGCTTCCCCCTCGGAACAGTTCGCCAAAGCGAATAGCCTTGCCAATGATGCCCTTGCTATGAGCGAATACTAAGTCTCCGGCTTGCACAACTGCAAGAATAGCAGCATGAAGGTTAGTTAGTAGGGATTTCAGACTCCGGTTGTATGTTTTGATGCGACCACTTCACCGCATGTTGGGTGACGTGCTTGCCGGTGATGCCGATGGGGATGATGCCGAGCCAGCCTTGCCAGCCGAGGTGAACCAACTGGACACCCGAGAACGAAGCGAGAACGATGCCCACGATGTCTCCGATGCCATCCATGTTTCCGGCCAACTTGTGTCGCCCATTGGAGACCGCATCGGTGTAGATGGTTCCCACGATGTCCTTGATGACCATGCAGGCGGAACCGATAACGCTATAGAACAGTACGTCAAGCCAAATCCTCACTGATGTCCTCCACTTCCTCAACGATGTGCTCTACAAGTTTCAGGAGCTTCTCCTCCATACCGGCGATCTTGCGGATGAGGACTGCATCTCGACGGGTCTGGCTGAACATGGAGATGCCGACAACAGACTCAACGAAGATGGCGAGGTACGACGCTGCGAGGTTCCACCAGATCAGCACCTCGGGATGCGAGACACCGATGATCCATGCCGTGATGGTGGAGCAGGTGAAGATGCTGATGAACGCCCAGTGGCGAATGATGCCTTGGATGCGCCAAGAGATGTGTTCCTGCCACGTCAGGGGGTCGCCCGTAATGGGGTCTATGAAGGGCTTAGACCTTCTGCGCTTCATGCTCTCCGAGATGCCGGTGGAGGAGTGCTGTGGTTTCCCGGACTTCTTCTCGGATGTAGTCAACTTTCGCTTCGATGCGAGCCATTGCGTCGGCCAGCGTCCCCTCTGGAACGACGACATCTTTACTTCCTCCGTTGCGCTTTAGTTGGTGCAGGATAGGCTCAAACTTTCGTTGGAGTCGGCGGTTGCGAGAGGCCTCAAACCACCGGACAACCTTGTCTCCGTCCTCAATCATCCAGATGACTCCGCCGCCGACAACGACAATGGAGGACAGGAGGGCAAACCATGAGTTCCATGCCGAGAACGACCAGAACCCATGGGCGGCAATCATGCCCCGAGTGCCTTCCACGTTGCCGAGCCGACCACTCCGTCCACGCCGAGGTGCTGCGAGGCTTGGAACTGGCGGACTGCTCCTTCAGTTGAGGCTCCGAAAATACCGTCAACCATGACCTTGTAGCCCTTCAGTTCAAGGAACTGCTGGAGCTTGAACACCGGAGCGCCCTTAGCACCGAGGCCAATCTGCGGTTGTGCGACGGTGGCTGGTGCCAAGGGCTTCGGGGCATCTGGGACACCGAGGATCTGCTTGGCTCGAGCGATGATGGCTGCTCGCTGCGCCTTGATGGGTTCGCCGGGGCAGGAGAGGTGGTCGCCCCAGTTCACTCCGCCCATGCCATGCCAACCGAGACCAGGCTGGTCGGGGCTGTCGGTGATGACCAAGGGGATGCCCTCGGTCTGGTGAAGCCATGCGAGCAACTGTGCGTCGTTCTCAAGCTGCGTAGCGGTCAGGCTCTCGCCGGAGAAGCCCTCGTGCTCCACGGAGATCCAGCGTGGGTTGCCTGCCATCTCTGCCCATGCCATGTCGTTGGTGTCTACCCACTGGTCAAGGGTGCCGACCTTGGGGTTGCCGAAGTGGGCGGAGGCTTGTGCCTTGATGTTGTGGAACCAGTTGTTTGCGGAACTCTCCGACCCCTGTTCAATGTGCAGCACAAGGCCCATGAGGGGGCGCTGGATGCCGTTGGGGGTCTTGTTGGCGACTGGCCCCTGAAACGTTGCCTTGTAGAACAATGCCATTAGTTGACTCCAATCGCCGTGATGGTGCTGCCGTACAGGGTGTGGGAGATGCTGGAGCCGGTGTTGCGAGCGACAACTGCGAACAGGGTGTGAGCGCCAGTGTCGCCTGGCGAAAACATCCATGAGGCGGACACGGTTCCGTCCGTAGTACTGACGTTCCAGACCTGCGCCGACTGAGCAGAGACCATTGAAGTTCCACCAGTAGTAAACCCGATGTAGGGGTTTGCCGGAGCAGTACCAGCGATCAAGTAGAACGTGACGGTCACAAGGTAATTGGTGTAGCCAGTGATCCCGACTGAAGCGCAACGAGTTGAGTCGTAGTAGCCGGTTGGGTAGTTGTTGGTAAGCGCCAGCCCAGTAGAGCTTCCCTTGTTGCTCGCCCAAGCGTTCTTAGCGGCGGCAGCCAACGCCGAGTTTGCCGTGGTCTGAGCAGCGGCAGCGGCAGCAGAAGCAGCAGCAGCGTTGGTCACACCGAGGTTGGCTTGGTAGGGAACATCGGTTGAAATGGTGTGAGCAACCACCGCATAGGTATGACCCTGAGGGGTAGTCCCGTCATAACCTCGACCAGTTGCACCACCGCTTGTCCAAACGGTCACAACCTTGGTGGGACTGATGCCAGAGCAAAGAATACGCTCCTCATTGGCAGTTCCGTAATCAACACATACTACGAAAGGCCCAGAAGTACCAAGGGGTTGACCGATGTTGGCACCAACAGTCTCTACCCAACCCGATCCGTTGCTAATTGTAAAACTTGTGTCAAGTGCCGACATGGCGCCTTGCAGCGTTGTAGAAACGGCAGAACCGGAGAACGAGTTGGGAGTAATCATAACCTTACAATTCTACTGGGGGGCAGGGGCAGGGGTGGAGAAGCCGTTGATGGTTTTCATGGTCACGATGAGCAAGGCGTGGAAGCCCTTGATGTAGTCGCCTCTTGGTTTTTCCGGCAACCAGTCCAAACTGTCAATAACCACTTGGGCCGACAGTGGGCCTTCAACATACCAAACAATTTGTTGTGTTCGGCGGATCT